CACTTTCTGGACAAACAAAATAGGGGACACGTGATTTCCTTGGACCGATGTCCCGCTATCCGCGTTGTTTCTTCATCTCGTCGTGCTCGGGTCCGATGTACGTGACCATGCCGGCACTATCAAAACCATATCCTGGAGCTAAGGTCGCTTGCGAACATCTACAGTGAATATGGAGCCCCGACACCTTCGGGTTTTGTTGTCCTCTTTTGTGGTAACCGCTGCCGACTTCTGATAGATACCAAAGTCGAGGTGGACCAGAAATCGTGCCGCTGAGTTGGTGCAACCTCAAGCACTCAGAACAAATGTGCCCGTCCCGGACGATAATGAAGAAAACGACCGGGTCATCAATCCCCATGTGGCGGTTGATTGCCTCGATTCCCTCAAGCGCTCCAACCGACCTGGCGTTCTGGGCTTGGCTGTCAACAATCCGGTCCACATCAGTGGTTATGCGAGAAAAGGTCTCCGAGAGCTGTCCCTTGAGTACTTCCTCTGGATCCTGTTCCTGGCGCAACGCACTGTCGACCGCAAAAGCGACCTGCGCTTTTGCTTTTTCTCGCGATGCCTCAATGTACCCGTCCGCAATGTGAGAAATCGCGTGCTCAGTGTCGGGCTGTGGCTCTGCGCCACCAGCCCGGACTGACTCCTGGTACAGCGAACCCAGGGTGGGATTGCTAGTCACCACGATCTGGGTCGGTGCCCCTTTTGACGGCACCCACGAATTCCCCAAATAAATCGACTTCAGCTTGTCGAAAAGCCGGTCGATCGCGTCATGAATTCGCTGCAAGCCTTTTTTATTCAGCATAAGGTTTCTTGGGGTGATCTCGCACTACACCCAAGATATCCTCGATCGCTTTCTGTTGTTCTTCGCGGAACCCCTGCATTACAGTCTTAACCAGTTCCGAATGCCGCGCCAACACACGTCGACCCTTGAGGGAAAGCTGTTTTTCCCCCTTACTCAAAGCATCCTGAGCCTCGCTAAGAGCTTGCTGCGCATCCTGTTGCTGTTCCTTGGGGACAGGATCAGCTTCCGGAGCTGCGACCCCTGCCGCTACCCCCGGCCCCTGGTCTGCACCAGCGCCGCCGCCACCAGAAGGCGGACCGCCTGGGGGCGGCTGTTGTTGCGCCGCCATATCTGCCTGTTGTTTTGACAGCAAGAAGTTCTGGTAGGTCATCCAGAACTGATCACGAACATAGTTGAGATCAGGATCCTTGGACGCACCTTCAATGCCAAAGAACTTCTCCTTGATCTGCCCAACCGTGAAATACTTGTCCAAAATGGCCTGGTAGGCTGGATTGAAAGGAAAGTCTCCGCCCAGCTCGCGGGGAATGAGCGGCTTCTCAACCCGTGAGAGGACGTCATTGTAGGACATCCAGATGGGGGCATCTTGCTGGAGGCGAATCGACTCCTTCTCCGCGGTCTGTGCGTCCAGCCCCAAGAACCTCAAACGGAAGTACTTGGCGACTTGTGAATCAAAAAGAGGCAGGATCTTGTCGTTAAGAAAATCCTCAAACTGCATAACAAGAGGACGTAGACCCACGTCTCTGTGTGCGGTGAGCTGATACTGATTGTTCGATTCAGACAACGCTTGGTTGTTGGTGCCTCTTGACAGATGGGCGTATCCTGGAAGCTCTTCCGGAGACATCTGGAAGGCCGAGAGGATGACGCGGGCGTTTGAGTCGCTCAGGTACTGGAACTCCATGTCCCTCGATCCGCTGTCGATGGGCACCCACTTGAGTTCGTCACCTTCTCCTGAGACACCAAAGACAGGCATGCGCCAAGAGTTGGACGCGTTGTTGATCGAAGCGTTGAATTGCTGACGAATGCCAGCAATCATCTGCGGATTCACGTTCGAACTCTTCAACACCAACATTCCGCGTGCTGCGCGGCCTGTCTGGAAGTACATCTTGTTGTGAGTCGTGATGTTTATGTGCGTCGTTACCGCAGTAATAACCGTATCTAACGGTGTAACCGGATATCCGTTCAACTCGATATCGTTTACAGGGTAAAAGTTGTGGACCACACACTCTTTAGCTGTAAAAGCCTGCCGAGGCGTGCCTTCAATAACCTGTAACCACTCGTAGCTTTGATTCTCAATTTTCTCAGCTGACTCTTCGTTTAAGTCCTTGTTACGGATCCCCTCCAGCAAGGAGAGGGCTTGTTTCCGCACATCGGCCGCATAATCATTGAGCGGTGCGGCCCTGTAAATGGTGCCGGCATCAATACACCGAAAACCACAGAAATTCTGCTGTCCCGTTTGGGCGTCAGTGCTCCACACGTTTTCGATAGCCACTCGACCTGGCCCGATGGCGTTCTTCGTTGCCTTTGCCAGGAAGGAGGAGAAGGTCTCTTGATCCGCCTCCCGCCATCCCTTGGGGCTGCCACATGTAACAAGGCGAGACTCAACCTCCAGCGCCGCGCTCTTCAGCGATTTCTGTTGTTCTGGATCCAGCTGATCGAACAGCCCCTTTTTCGGCTGAAGCTCAAACCCCATGCCAAAACGATCCTCACGCTTTCTGCCAAATGCAGAAAGATGCGCTGCTCGCGCATTTGTGATCGCAGCGACCAGATCGTCCTGAATCTGCAGGCGCTTAATGACCGTATCAGGCAGCAACCTGGCCTTCTGGCGCCAGAGCTGTCCGTACATGGACGCCTGGCTCGGGTCCTCCTCAAACGCCAAACGCTCAATACTCGCCTTGGGACCATTAAGAACATTCATGATGCTCTTGAATAGACCTTGACCGGGCATCTGTTCCGACTTGATAAGCTCTTCGTCCTCAGAGACGACGAAGCCTCCGGAATCGGCTGGCTTGTGCTGAACAATCGGCACAAGGGCGGGTTGCACTGGCGCCGAAACTGGCGGGCTTGAACTCATACGTTTTTTTCTTGACATTTTTACTCCGCCGAGATAACGGAGATGTTAGCGGTTCGGGTGCTACGATTCAACACCTTGAGGGACCAAGTCGGCCCTGTGCGCTCGTACGAACCAACAAAATTGGATGAACCTGCCATCCAAGGCGCTACGCGTTGGGTTGAAGATGTGTCACCGTTCGCTCGCACCACACAGTCTTGGTCACTCTCCAGGTACACAAAAGTCTTGGCTTCTGTATATACCAAGAAACCTGCGGCCCCCGGCTGAATCCCCGACTCAGAAGGAACAGGGGATCCAGAAACCACCTCAAGGTACCGGTGGGTCACAGCCGAGACAGAATAGGTCCGACGGGTGGCAGTAGAAAAGCCACCAGCGATCTCAATCGAGTCGCCCTTCTGTACGCCATCCGCCGAGAATGCCTGGATTTGATTGTTTGCGGAGCAAACAACGCCAGCCTCGCTCAGGCCCTCAAAATCCTCACTCGCATCACGGGTAATAACCAGCTGTGAAGATGTGGCCGCCAAGACCGACCAGAACCCTTGGTTGGCAACATGGAACGGGGAGGTAATGGACTCTTCTGTGCCAGGAATCCACAAGATGTCCCCAGGCAGAACACCAGCAAAAGAGCCCGAAGCAACGCTCAATGTAGCAGTGGAGTTGGCGTTCAAGGTCAGGTCTAGGGTCGCTCCGCTGAGAGTCAGTGCACGATCGGTTCTGAAGCCCGGGTTGGTACCACCGGTCCACCGGAATCGGTAGTTGGCAGATGTGCCAGCTACCAGATCGACAGAAAGCACCGTGGTCCCATCCAACAGAAGCGACCGGGTACCATCAAACAGAGTCTTTTCTTGTCCAGGTGCGACAGTGATTGTCTCAACCCGAGACTCAAAAATCGGGATGTCCGCGATATCACGGCGCCAATCGACATTTCGGCGCTGTGGAGAACTGTAATTGTCTGGAGCATCCGAAGAACCAAAAAACTGTTTGATGATACGAAAATATGGCATGAGATCTCCAGCCCCGTAGATTGCAGTCCTAACCGATTTCCCAGAAAACGCCGTCTCCGCCCCCCATGGTCACCTCGTCTTGGGTGCCGAGGCCAATAGCTTTGTCGATTTGCTGCTGCACCCAGTTGTCCTCCCGGTCGGGCGCCACAACCACACCTGCCGCCGATTCCGCTGTCGCCAAACCGGCGGATCCCGAGAAAGCGGACATCGCCATGTACCTCATCGCGTCACACTCATCGTCGTTTTCGTCATCAGGGATATCCGACGGTTCGCCCTGAGCATCCAGCTTCCAGTGGTATTCCCCCAGGCGCCGGCGCAACAGGTCGCACCCCAGGTCGTCCGCCAACAGGTAGAACCTTGGCTCCCCTACACCAGGACGAATCAGGCTCCGAACAACGGTGATGCCGCCAATCACGCTCCCCGGCCCTTTAACGACCGGCTTGATGCGATACCCCTTCTTCTTGAACTGGATGATGGCTTCTGGGTTTTCAGGATCAGCGTAGATTTGAGGCCGATAAGGCATGATCGCCTTGTTGCAGAGCTGGATCTGCTGCTGGACCTCAATTTGGGCCTGGGAGACCACCTCTAAGACAAAGCAGTAGTTGCCCCAGACCGCAGCCAAAACCACAGAGAAGTTGTGGGTGTAACCAAAGTCCATACCAGCAACAAAACGGACTCCATCAATCTCCTTGAGACGGGCAATCAGTTCGTGTTTTCTGAGTGGCGCATGCTCTTCTCCCGTGATCTTCTGCAAGATCTTGTGGCCCGCGAGCACATGAGTGTCGGCCGCAAAATTGGGGTAGATCAAACCAGCAGTCGACGGTTTCCAAGCCAACAACTGGGCCTTGGCGAACTCCAGATCCACCTTCTTGAACATATTCTGGGTGTGCGCCACCGGTTTCAGGAGGCTCTGGCGTGCCCGTTTTTCGGGCACGGCCGTCCTGGTGGCCAATCTCCCACGGCAGGCCGCAAAGATCCTACAGTTGCTCAGACACCCGCTGTAAGCGGTGTCTTTTTCGTATTTGGCCTGTCGTTCCGGCACAAACAGGGCGTGTTCTTGTGGTGTGACGGTATTCAGCTCGTCCTTTGAGATCATCACGTCGATCTTGGGGAGATCTGGGCGATGTCTGTCGTTGGGACAGCGTGCCGTCACGTCAATGATGTTCCAGTGCCGGATGTGCAGGCCGGAGACGTTTGCGTTATCAATCTCTTTTTGCACTAACCCGTAGTTGAACTTACGTGTTGAAGTATATAGAGTAATGGGGAGGTATCCGCCCCAGGGGGCGGGAATACCTTTGGCCTCGGCGTATGCTTTTTTGTCGGCAACAACGTCGACTTCGTCAATCACAAAGAATGGAACGTGCTCAGAATTGGCACCCGCCATTGTGCAGACGACGATAATGATATAGTTGTTGATGAGAGTGTACTTCCCCTTCATGTTTTCAGGGGTTTTCTCGAACTCAGCGGTCGTCAAGTTCTCACCGGTCACTTCGTTGTAGTACCGAGAGATTTCCCGCATCGACTCGTTGGCCTTGACCACATAATCCCGCAGGTAAGGCTTGGAGAAGAACCCCTTGACGTAGCTCTGGGATTTTTGCGACTGCGCCTTAATGGCCGCCATGTGGGCGACGTTCCGCTGCAAATGCAGCACAACCAGCACTTCCAGGACGGCTGCGCCAAGTGTCTTGAAACTGTCACGAGCAGCGTAGGCCAGGATTTGGTCGAAATCGGCCACATTTCTGCGGGCCTTGTCGTACACCTCCCAGATCAGATCCATGGGACTGCTGGTGGAATCCGGGTCCACGATCTCATCTGGCATGTCCAGGTGGAGGTACGTCCGGATCCACAGATGCAGGTGCTCTTTCGTTTCACACGGCACAAAAAGAAGCTTCCGGAGCTTTTCAGCTCCGGCATCCCCAGGCTTCGGTTTGACTGCCGTGCTCATTCATCGTCCTCTTGGTTCGGCATCATATCCACGACATTGGTGTCCATGTTTTCCAAAGCCAGCAATTCACGCATGGAGTCCGCCGGGCTCAGGCCCTTGGGGTGGACATCTGGGGTCTGGTTAATGACCAGCGTGTTGTTCTGCTGGTTATTCACCACGGTCGGCCGTGACAAGTCCGGGGTTGCGCCAGAAGTGCGCAACAACAAGTCGAGGACCATGCGGTACTGAGACAGGTTTGTTGGCTTCAGGTCCCCCAACACACTCTCGTTGCCAGTCTGGATGTACTGTTTGAGCTTGGTTCCATACAGCTTGTGGAAAGCCGTCATGAAGTCCGCCAGGAAGTCTGCCCCCTCCCCCATGACTTGTTGGGTTTTGAGTCGCACCCCCTGGAGCATGCCCTCCAGGTACAAGGACCGACGGTTGTGCCAGTCTGAGCGAACTCCAGCACGAACGATTTGCCCCAGTTTCAAAACTGGGTTCACTTTCTGAATCTGTTCGTAGCTGTTTCCTTGCAAAAAAAGGTTGAACAGCTCGGCCTGCAGCTTGGGACTCAATTCAGGCTCATTGGCCTTCTCCGCCATGCGGAGCGCCGACTCTTCCTTGGCTGTCAGAAGCGTCTGGACGATTTTTTCTTTCTTCAGCGGTTCGTACGCCATTTTCTTCTCTCTTAAAACGGAACTTCATCCGTTTGCCGTTCTCCTGTGACAGAGAAACGGAGATCTCCCACTCTGTCCCCAGCAAATTCTTGGTCTCTGTGTTCAAGATTAACGACATCCGATGCGCTTCCGCTCGGGAATACAAACGTTCCAGCCCAATATGGAAATGGAGTGCATGGCCTTCGATGTCCGCTTCCATGTAAACGTTCTCAGGGAGAGCGTCGAAGCAAATCAGAGGGTACACCTTCAGCTGTACTACCTGAGCCTCGTGAAGACACGCAAACCTTCGGGTTTGCTCCTTCAGCAACATCAGTTGGGTCCAAGGATCGATGGGACCGGTCGTTACATCAGCCATAAAGCCCTCGCTTGCTTGCCATATCTGCCAAAACCTCTTTTGGAGTTCCGTTTGGCGGCGAAAAAGACTCCAGGAATGCCCTGAGAGCAACCGGAATGCCGGCCGACTCACGGACGTCCGCATGCTTGGTCTCTGGTGGATTGACAAAACCACGGACCCGAGCCTTGCCCTTCAGGGATTCCCTTGCACCGTCCACAAAAGCCTCAGAACCTCTGATGTCGAACGACCAAGAGATGCCGTCCTCTTCTGTGATCTCAGGAATCTCCATCCCTTCCTTCAGCTCCATGTGTCGAATCTCTCGGCACACACCTGAGGTCGAGAATGGCTTCGCCGACACCATTTCGCCATCCTTGAAGTCCAACAACCAAACCGCACGCGCCACATTGGCATCCGCCAAAGACCGCCAACGAGGCGCCCCGGGATACCAGACTTTGCCCACCTTCTGGGGGGTATGGATGTGCCCAGAAATGAACTGGCAGTCCAAATCCTGGACATCCACACCATCGGGTGCATAGAAGCCGGCCTCAAACATTGAGCCGGCAAACGTCTGGTGTGCGAAAATGGTTTTTGCGCCACCCTGCACAAGCTTTTCGGCCTGAACCCTGAAATCTGCCGTATCCGAAAAGTAAGGCATCATCCCGATCTTGAGATCAGCCAACAACAGGGGTTTGTCCACGACAGTCGCAGTAGCCTCTTGAGCAATCAGGGCATGGACTGAGGCTCCGTCGTTTCCAGGCATATCGTGATTGCCGACAAGGCAATACACTTGTCCGACACTCGCCTTAAGGCGAGTGGTCCACAACGACCAAAAGGCCATGACCTCGACATGTAGGATGGCGTGGGTGTGGTACAAATCCCCCAAAAACAGGACGCTGTCGGCTTTATTGTCGACAGCGCACTTTTCTACATACTCAAGGAGAGCGTTGCACTCCTTTAAGGAGTCACTGGTAACGTGGGGGTCGCCCACAACCAAGAACCTGTGGGAACCGGCCTTCATCACTCTTCGTCCACGTCGTTCAAGGTGGCCACCGCAACAACCATCTCCTGCGGGACAAGAATGAACGAGGACTCCAATCCGCTCGCCTTCATGTTGTCGTCAGGTGTCAATACCTCTTTCGCCCACGCATGCTGAAGGCAGTCGGCCTTCAGGTAGACGACATCCCCTGCGTCAAAGATCAGGTCGTCACCGTTTGCGGACAGACTGCCGACCAAAACCGTTGTTTGGGCCAGCTCAGACCGCTGTTCAACGGTGGCAAAACCTTTGCTCTCCTTGATGGAAACCGACAAGGAGGCGAAGGGCTGGCAAACAAGCTTTTTGTTCAAAGAATAGACGTTCACGGTTTCTCCTAAGCTGAAATGTCCACACCACGGAGGCGCAACACCTTGCGCTCCAAAACAGAAAGGTAGTTCGTCGCCTGCCGCAGCACGGCCTGCGACTCCGCGCCTTCTATGCTGATGTCCGGGCGCCAAGCATCTGGCGCCACGAACCGCTCAGCAATGGTATAGCTGTCTCCTACGTCTGTGTGCATGGGAGTCTCGGAAGAAACCAAAGAAACAGCCGAAAGAAGATCTGCGATTTCCTCTGCGGTGGTCAACATATGCGGGGCCTCCACTCCTCGATTGACTTCTGCTGCGATTTTATGGAAGTCTACGTCCTCGATACGCCCCACCACCTTGTGCGCCCGATAAAGCTTGCGCTTATCGGTCGGGAAAAAGTGAAACATGGTCTTGGAGTACTCCTCGATAAAATTTCCCAACATTCGCCCAATGGCGACGGCTCGAAAAACCGTCGTATAAGGTAGTACGAACTTGTCGATGGCCGACAATAGGCCCTCAGCCGCTATTTGCACAAAATCCATGTACTCCAGGTGGCTTTCTTGGGTCTTACTCCAGAAAATCCGTACTCTTGAGATGGCCAGCGGCAAATTCAGCTCGACCAGCTCTTTTCTCAGCCTTCGGACTTTTTTGTTCAGCTCCAACAGCTCAGGGCAGATCTGCTTCTCTTCCTCGGTCAGACTGCCGACAATGAAGGAGATCAGCTGGTAGTTGATGCAGAACTCCCGAAAACTATCGGGATCTCCTACCTTGAGCGCAGATGCGATCTTCTCCGTGAAGAGGACCTGGCGCTCACGGAAGTAGGGCCGGGCGGCCAAAATGTTCCCGCGGACGACATGGATGTATTGGCAGAACCTACCAAACACCACATGTCCGAAAGTCTGCCCATCTGGATGGGGGGTTTCGAACAACAGGTCACGAAACCTTGTCTCAAGTTCAAAGAGAGTCTCCAGCTGTCTTTTCTGACGAGCTGTCGAGTCTTCCTTCGAAAGTTCTTCATATCGAGATACGGCCGCTTCCAGCGAGTTAGCAAATGTCCGGAAGTGTGCTTCGTCGTTAGTGGCTCTCATTTCACCAAAACCGTCCTTACAGGGCCATAGATTTCTTCGTACAGGCGAACGCGCTCTTGGGCGTGTCTGTGGCATGACTCGATATTCACAACATCGAAGTCTGTAAAATAGCAGTCGACCTTGCCTTCTGCAAGTCGAGTGCCACGTCCGACTGCTTGCTTGACCATGATCTCTGATTTTCCGCCCATCAAAAAAATGATGTGGCCGACAACCCGGATGTCCGTCCCAGTCGAAACGCAGGATGTACCGACCAAACACTCAAGCTTGCGGTCGTTAAAACGCCCTACAAGCTCTGTTGGGTCAGACCCAGGCCCACCATGGGCGAAATCGTGTTGGCACTTCAGGTGCCGCTTGAGGTAGTCGTATTGCTGAATTTCTTCGACCAGTACCAAGACCGGCCTTCGTTGGTTTTTGAGGGAATGGTGGATGATTTTTGCGGCTTGGATGTAAATTCGTTCGTTGTAGTATAAGTGCGCACGTGTCATTACATTTGAGTCCTTGGATTCCTTGTCGGAATCCGACTCAAGCTGAATCATGGTAAAAATTGGCTTAGACAGAAAACCTTGGTCGACACCTTCACGAACAGTCATTCGATAGACAATTGGTCCAGTAATTGCAGACAACACAAGAGCAAGGCCGTCACCACGGATTTGGGTGGCGGAAAAGAAAAAACGGACAGGAGCATTTTTGAGGAGGCCGAAACAGACTTGAGCCAGAGTTTTTGCAGGAGTTTGGTGAGATTCATCAGCGATAAAAACTTGGACACCAGCAAAGAAATCCCATGCCGGGGTGCCTTCTTCAATTTTTGTCAGGGATTGGCTAACAGCAACAGTGATGAGTTTTCCAAGATCTTTTTTGCCATCTCCATAAAAGCCAACGTGCTTTTTTCCAAAATGGAGGGACATTTCAGTGAAGAGCTGAGAGGCGATGCTGACACTGGGGGCCATCACCACGGATCGTTGCCCCAGCTCCTTGATCAAGGTCTGGAGGATGAAGGACTTGCCAAGGCCAGTCCCGATTTCCACACCACCATGCCTCACCGCCAGCAAAGCCTCTTTTGCTTCCACCTGGTAGTACCGCGGTTCTTTTTTAGGTGGTGAACTCCAGGGCAGGGGAGTTCTTTTCGAGAACTCCCTGACTACCCGGTCCTCAAAGGGACATCGAAACTTTTCCACAAGCTGTTGGGCTACCCCAGAGTAGGTCCAATAGCCTTCCTTGTCCTGGAAGAGGATCGAACCATCTTTTTCTTTCTGGAGGGAGAGCAGGTGCTGTTGGTACTGGGCTTCGCCCAGCTTCTTCCTGAGGAAAGAGGAGTTCCTTGCCTTCCTCAAGGCAAAGGCTGCTTTTTCATCCGTGAAGGCAAGTTCCTTCTTCAGGGAAGGGAGTTCCTCTGGACTGAGATCCCAGATCCTAGCTACTGTAGGTGAAACGATCTCAATGCGCATCAGGCGGATTGTAGCGATTCCTGATTTTGCAAGCAACTTGAAAAAAGTTTTAGCCAGGCTCCGGATCTGCTTGACAAGAGATGAACTCCCCCTATAATTGGATCGATCCGTTTGAATTGAATTTGAATTGAATTTTAAAATTCAATTTAAATTCTGAATTTATAATTAGGGATTTTTTCTGAAGAAAAAATCCCCTATAATTAAATTGAATTTTAAAATTCAATTTAAATTCTGAATTTATAATTAGGGATTTTTTCTGAAGAAAAAATCCCCTATAATTAAATTGAATTTTAAAATTCAATTTAAATTCTGAATTTATAATTAGGGATTTTTTCTGAAGAAAAAATCCCCTATAATTAAATTGAATTTTAAAATTCCGATCAAAATTCAATTTCAAATTCAATTCAAACGGATCGATCCAATTATAGGGGGAGTTCATCTCTTGTCAAGCAGATCCGGAGCCTGGCTAAAACTTTTTTCAAGTTGCTTGCAGCCCATGTCATGGCTATGGAGTTCTGTTGAAGCCTGGAGAAAAAAAATGCAAGCAGCGCCTGAAAACAAAAAGAGCCTAACTGTCGTGAGTGATGGGGACGGATACTTCGGCCTCTACGAAAACGGTGGTCTTATCGCACAAGGACCTACATCGAGACTTCTGGATGCTGTGGCGGAACACTACGGAATAGAACTTGTGGGTCTTTGTACGACAGCGGCCTACAACGACAAGGTGCTCTTCATCACGGGCGAATTCCCTGACCGGCTTGAAGAAGTCGAAATCGAAAAATAGTTTGGATTGAAAGGTTTTTTGCTGAATGCAATACGCAAAAGTGAAGTCAGTTGCGAAGTCGGTTCTTTCCAGAGGGAAGACGCTTCAAGACAAAATCCGCACAGCCATGAACACCACCTCGTCTGTGGTGGGATCCACGCTAGGTCCTGGTGGAATGCCGGTTTTGATCGAACGCCAAGAAGTTGGCATGGCCCCGCTGATCACCAAGGACGGTGTGACGGTTTTTCGTTCTTTGGGTTTTGATGACCCTGTGGTCCATTCAGTGATGGAGGCGGCACGAGATGCCGCCGTCCAGACTGCCTCAGAAGCCGGAGACGGAACTACGACAGCGACTGTCTTGTCTGCCGCCATCGTTGAAAAGATGGAGGAATTGCTCAAGGCAAGCCCAAAGGTAAGTCCCCAAAAGGTTGTTCGGAACATTGAGGGCATCTTCAAAAAAGAGATCGAACCAGCCATCCGGCAACTGGCTATCAAAAAGGACTGGAGCACCGAAGAAGGTCAGTCTTTCTTGAAGAAGGTGGCCAGTCTGTCGGCAAACGGCGATGCCGATCTGGCAGAAGCCGTTATGCAGTGTTTTCAGCTGGTGGGCGACGACGGTAACGTCACGATCACAGAAGGTAACGGTCCTTCCCATTACGAGGTGGAGAAGATCGAGGGGTTCCCAATCCCCGTCGGCTATGAAGAGTCTTGTCTGAAGTTTTACTCCAAGTTCGTCAACGATCCAGGCCAGCAGCGGGTGTTCCTGGAGAAGCCCGTAGTGGTGGTCTATAACGGCAAAATCACGGGAACACAGGCCATCGTCCCATTGATGCAGAAAATTGGTTCATTGTGGGAAAACGAGGGCACTACCGTTGAGGACGGCAAAAGTCTCCACCTGGAGGACTGGGGTGGCCGCCACAACGTCTTGCTGGTCGCCACCGGCTTCTCTGACAGTGTGATTGGGGACCTGGCGATCAATTTCGCCCACGAAAAAACCATCAACGTCTTCCCTTTGGTAGCCCCAGAGAGCCCGCTTCATAACGGGCAACAGAAGTTTTTGGAGGATCTGGCTTGTGTGTCTGGAGCACGGGTGTTGGATCCGTTGTCGTACCCGCTGGATCGGGCACGGACGTCTGACTTGGGCTATGGAGATGGCCTCACATACTTTGAGGCCACCCGGTTCCGCTCGACCCTCGTGGGGGTTGTGGATCCAGAGGAGATCGTGCTCAGGGCAGACGAGATTCAGGCGAACATTGACAGCGCAGAATCGATTCTGGAGAAGACGCTCCTTCAGGAGCGGCTTGGTAAGTTGACTGGCGGTATCGCCAAGCTCAAGGTCATTGGCAGCTCCAGCGGCGAACTGAAAGAGAAGCGGGACCGAGCAGAAGACGCAGTCTGCGCTGTCCGGGGCGCAATCAAAAACGGCTGTCTTCCTGGTGGGGCCTGGACTCTCCTGAAGCTGCGCGAGATCATCTACGAAGGGCTCCTCACGGAAAACAACGCCGACACGATTGCTCGCCACGTTTTGGCCAGCGCTTTTTTTGCCCCTTTTTCGAGAATCCTGGAGAATCTCGGCCACAACGAGGAGGAGATCGAAGGTGTCGAGTGGGAAATTGTGAACAACTTTGGTTCGGATCCCGAGCATGCCCTGGTTTTTGACGGTGTTTCGTGCACCTTCGTAAAGGCGGTGGAGGGCGGTATTTTGGATTCTACGCCAGCCGTGCTCGAAGCTGTCCGGAATGCCATCTCAATTGCATCGCTCTTGGGCACGCTTGGCGGGACTGTAGTTTTTGCTCGGGATGCCGAACTGGAGCGCCAAGAAGGGCGGGACATGGCAGATTTCGTCAAAACGGCTGAAGGAGGCTGACGTGCCGATTTACGGCTACAAATGCCCTGGTTGTGGGGCGGAGACTCGGCGACTGATGTCTGCAAAAGAAGCTCTGGCTGCTGTCTTGGTTTGTTCCTGTGGGGTTGAATTCCAACGTCACGTCAAAGCTCCCTCTTCACAGACCATGGAGGTCATCGATAATGGGGCACGGGTTCGGCGTCTTGAGCGCCTGTCGGACGCCCAGGACATTTATCGAGAATACGTGAAACAAGAAAAAAGTTGATTTGCGACCCGCCCCACGGCGGGTCTTTTTTTGTCAAGCAGTTGCCGACACAGGAGGACTTTGCCATAATGGTGTTATGCCGGTCCAGTTGCAAAAAATCGCAGTCTCCAATTTCGGCCCTTTCATGGGTGACCACGAATGCTCGTTCCCGCCCCATGGGCTGGTCCAGGTTCGCGGTCTGAATCGACAGACAGGCGGCAGTAGTGGGGCAGGGAAGAGCAGCTTCCTTACTGCTGTGGGGTATGCCCTGGGCCACAGCTCGGTACCGAGCGCGGCCATCCAGTGCTGGGAGACTGACAAGAAACCCCAGGTGCGCTTGGTTCTTGGGACCGATTCTGGCGCTGCCTCCATCTCCCGTGGAGTCAAGACCTTTTTTGAGGACAAGGACGGTCAGACCAAGGGCGCTGTCGCGATTGTCGAAGAACGGCTTCGTGCAGCCATTGGTACCGACCCGGAAGTCCTCAAGCTGCTGACGTATCGTGGTCAAAAACAGCCGTCCCAGTTCCTTGGGATGAATGATGCGGCAAAAAAGGAGTTTCTCGCCCAGATCCTTGGTTTGGACAAGATCGAATCCGCCTATGAGGATTCCCTCAAGAAAGAGAAAGTCCTGGAGGGGCGGCTTGCCCAGCAACAGCTGACCGTTAAGGCGATCCAGCTGCCGTTCGTTCCGGTCTACGAGGCAGTCGATACCACTCCGATCGTGACCACGATTGAAGAGCTGAAGCAAAAACAGTCTGAGGTCGAACGGCAAATCAAGTCGCTTTCGGCTCGAATCAAGAAGCTGAACGACGAGGTTCCGGCCGACTCAGAGGCAGTATTGGACTGCCAAAAACAGCTCGAAAAAGAGCGTGCAGCGACCTTCTCACAGGATCTTGCCCACCTGAACAAGCTTCGGACGTTCGAGAAGGAAATCGAGCGTCGCTTGAATGGCTTCCAGGCAGAAGACGACCGACGTCTCAGGATCTTCACCAAGAGGAAGCAAGAAAAAGAGCAAGTTCTTGCTGATGCTCACCGGCTGTGGGCCACTGTGGAGGATCGCAGGGCTGAGGTGGCTACGCTCGAACGTGCTTTGGCCGAGAAGAAGTGTCCGACCTGTAAGCAGTCGCTGGAGCTTCTCAATTCAGGAGATGAGGGTCTTTGGACCGAAATCCTCAACATCACTCTCAAGCTGAAAGCCACCAGAGATCGGCTCAATGAAGCCGAAGACGCAGAGGGTCGGATCCACTGGACTGACATGCAGATCTTGGAGATGGGGAAGTTCGAGCCCAACCCAAAGATTCAGCAGTTTCAAGGGTCTTTGGCTGAAGCCCGCCGGCAAATTGGTGTCGAGCAACAACGTCTCAATGTCGAAGCTGCTACCTTTGAGTCCGAGCGCCGCAGTCGCATTGCTGCCATTGAGAAGCAAATCGCTGAACTGCGTGTCGAAAACCGTAAGGGCCACACCGCGGCACTTCGTGAACTGAATGAACAGAGCGTTGCTCTCTATGAGCAACGCCGGCTGATCACCGAAGAGTTGGCCCACAACGAAAACCGGCTTTCGACCCATCGTTTGGCTGAGGTCAATCATCAGGCGGCAATCAAGGCGCTGGATACAGCAACAGCCCGCCTGGCAGAAGAAAAGCGACGGCTCGACGAAATCGACCTTGAATTGCGTGCAGAACGTGATTTTTCACGTTTTGTTGGCCGAGACGGCTTTCTGGGGGTGATCTTTGACGAGGTCTTGAAGGAGATCGAAGAACAGGCCAACAAGAACTTGGGACGGATCCCGAATACCGCACAGGTGTCGGTGATCTTCAAGTCTGAGGTTTCCTCCCAGAAGGGAAACGTCAAGAAGGCCATCGTCACCGAGTTCACCAAGAATGGCCACAAATGCAGTCACCACGGCCTATCTGGTGGCATGCAGACGGTTGTTGACTTAGCGGTCGACCTGTCGCTCTTGGAGGTGGCGGGGCGGCGTACGGGGATTCGGCCGGGTTGGCTAGTGCTGGATGAGGCAATGCAGGGGTTGGGGCTGGTGGAGAAGGAGGCTTGCCTGGAGCTTCTGCAGCGGTTTGGGCAGGAAAAGCTGGTTCTGGTTGTGGATCACGATACGGCATTCAAGGAGTTTTTCACAAAAACGATTGACATTTCCTATGATGGCGCCGTATCGTCCATCTCAGAAAGCGAGACAGGTGCATGACCGAAACACTGAGCCCCAAAAGCGGAATGCTTGTTCCAGCGATTTTTGTGATGGATGTCTGGCGTTCTGCCCTCATGCGAGGGCACGCGTCTCAGGTGTTCGCTGAGGGCTTGGCGGAAAAAATGCAGCCGTTTAGCTTTGATCGTGAGGGATGGCGTGAGCTTTTTGCTCGACATGACCGAGAAAGGTCATACGACATTCTTTTTGCTGAAATCGACCGTATCTTCTCTGTCCGCTGAGGAAAACACATGAAGCCACTCAAATCCGCTGCCTCCTATACCCTGTACAAGACTGTCGAGTCCCCACTGACCAACTCTGAGGTGCTGGACAACATTCACGGCCGGCGGCGCGTGCCGCTGACGCCGGCAAATGAGTCCTCTGTTGGTTGGGGTGTCTTTACCAAGGAGGAAGGCGAGACTCCATTCACAACCGAGAACACTGTCTTCGGCAACATCGTCGCTCTGTCCTTCTGTCAGGACAGCTACAGTGTCCCCAAGTCAGCAGTGAAGCGGGAACTGAAGCGAACCATCAGTCTGTTGCCTGCCGAGCCGAAAAAGTCGGAAATGGTGGAATTGGAAATGAAGGTGCGAGCGGATCTTCGCGCAAGATCGTTTCCGCGGACCCGTTACGTCCGGGTCCTGTGGGATCGTTCCACGAATCTCGTCCGGATCTTCACATGTGGGGCACAACGAGAGGCGATCACATCATTGTTTGAACGTACGTTTGGTGTGGCTTTGAATGAGCAAAACACGTTTGGTCGATACAAAGAAAGCTCATTGTGTACAAACGAATACAAGATCCCCAACCGGATGACTGCTACTTCAAGCTACGACAACACGCCTAATGTGGATGGCTATGAGTTCCTGACTTTCTTGTATGCTGATATGGTTCAGCAAGAACGAGTCACAGAACCCGGATTTGGTCTTGAGTTCTTCAAGGCAAAAATCGTGCCTGTTTTTCATGAGGGCGCCGTCACCTCTGTCTTGACTGGAGGCAAGGAAAAATATCTGAAGATCGGGCGAGAAGGCCCAGAGCTTGCGGATGCCTTCCGGCGCGGTGGGCTGATCTCACAGCTTGGTGTGGCTTGCAGTTCAGACGATACCGGCAACCTTTATCGGTTTCAGTTGAACGCAGATATTTCGATCAAGGGGCTCAAATGCCCTGACTTCAAGTCAACCGTTGAGGGGGACCAACCACAGGGCCGCGGTAAACGCGGCCGAAAGAAAAAGGGAGAACAAGAGAGGGCTCCCATTCAGATCCCGATGGAAGATGTTCTGGAATTCTTTGTGGCACATCTGGCGGTTGTGGAAGACTTGGTCACCCGGTATTTCATCGAATTCCTGCAACTCCGCACCCAAGGCCCCTGCGCTGTCTCGGAATATCTGGGTACTTTTTTCAGCGTTCCGTTGCCAAAAGCCGCCTGATCCCATACCAATCTAAGCAGAACCCCTCGGCCCCGAAAGGGGCCTTTTTCGTTTCAGGATCACATGACAATTCGCCTCGCCTTAGACCTGTCTTCCAGCTCCACGGGATACGCACTTGTCGAGAAATCAGACAAAGGGGTTGCTGTCTTGGGGTACGGCACACTCAAGCTGTCGCGCACCTCAATTGACGCTTATGGAAAATATCCGTTTTGTTACCATACGGCAGCGGACGAGATGGCCGAATCAGTCCTGGCACTGGCCCGCCAACACCAGGTCACTGAGATCGTGATCGAGGAGACGAACTTGGGAAAAAATCGGTACAGCCAGAAGATCCTGGAGTTCATCCACTGTCTGGTGCTCGAAAAGCTGAAGCTCGCCCATGAGTGTCAGGTCCTGTACCTGTCATCGTCCGCCTGGAGAAAAGAGCTGAAATTGACGCTTACTCCAGAACAAAAGAAGGCAAACGCTAAATTGTCGGCAGCAAAGAAGAAGAGTGCCGAATCTGGCGTAAAGCTGGACAAAACTGCTCTAGGTATAAAAGGCAAGGTTACCAACAAACATCTTGCTTTGTTCTACGTGCGGGATAGGTTTGGTCTGGAGTTTTTGGCGAAAGACGATGATATCGCCGATGCGATCTGTTTGGGGACAGCAAGTTTTGGGCCGGCAGTGGTGTTTTGCGATGGGTTTCAAAAGAAAGGGATTTGGTCGTGATTAAGTCGATTGATCAGGAAGTTTTTGTTCGTCCGTTACACAAAGGCATGGGGGAGGCGGTCGCTGCACGCACCGTGTTCCGTCCCAAGGAGACATGGAAGGATGTGGCCCGACGGGTGGCGCGTGGAAACCTGTCGTTGTGCCCTCTGGGGGATCCTGATCAAGACGAAGCGGAAATGTACCGAGGAATCGCCTCCGGTGGCATTCTGATGTCGGGTCGTCACCTCCAGCACGGCGACTCCACCCAAAAAGGGCGTAATTTGGAGGTTTTCTCCAATTGCAGCACGGCTGCCTTGAGCTGTGTGAAATTCTACCTGCTGCTGAACGGCAGTGGCGTCGGCCGAGTCTATGACGACTCGGTGATGGTGATTGATTGGACCTGTGCCCCCAAGCTCACCCTCCGTCTTTCAGTCAACCATCCGGATTTTCCGGATACTCCCGAAAAACAACAGAAGCTGATGCGGACGTGGGGTATTTCGCAAGAAGAAATGCTCGACTTTGTGGCTGAGCTTGGTGGCACCGACGTCCCGGAGAAAGGGGTTTCCCACGTTGTTCAGGACTCACGTGAGGGCTGGGCCGCCAGTGCAGAGCTGTACGAGTCCATGGCTTTTGCTAACACGGTACGAATGCGGACTCCTGAAGTCTTTTCCTTGCCTGAGGAAGAGGATCTGAACCTCTGCTTGGACTTTTCGCCAGTTCGCCCAGAGGGCGCCCCAATTGCTGGTATGCAGGATCGTCCTGCCAGTGGCCCACTTTCGGTTATCCAGGCTTTTTACTGCATCCGAAAGATTGTCAACAAGCAGTACGGTGACATTGAGCGCTGGGAACAGGCCATGCGGGTTGACCATGAGCTTTCTACTCAGGTCCAAGTGGGCGGCGCCCGCCGCGCCGCCCGTATGTCCACCAAATGGTGGAAGGACCCAGGTATCTTCAAATTCATCCGTATCAAGGCCGATTGCGGACTGTGGACCTCGAACAACTCTGTGGCAGTTGACCAAGAGTTCTGGGATGGTGTCAAGTCCGGCAAAGACGCGCATGCTGTCGCCGTCTTCAACGAAGTCACCAAATACATGTTCATCAATGGTGAACCCGGCTTCGTCAACGTCGACAAGCTGGAGGCGCACGGCGAACGTGTGGTCGCCCAAGACGGCTCAGATTTCTCGTCTGACCGCTATCAGATTTCGTACGCCAAAGAAGCGCTGTATGCAGTATATCTTGGATTACAAAACACCAAGTATCACCATACAACAAATCCTTGTATTACGGGCGACACCTTGATCGAAACCTCTGAAGGTTTCCTGCAAGCGAAGGACCTGGTGGGCAAGCAGTTTACTGCTCGTATTCGCAATAACGAAAACGCCGGCGACTGGGTGTCGACCCAGCAGGGTTTTTGGTCAAACGGCGTCAAAGAGGTGTTTGAAATCCGACTGGAATCCGGCAAGATTATCAAGGCAACAGGAAACCATCAATTCTACGTCCGGATTGACAGTGTAGGTCAGTCCGGGGCTGTGGAGACTGGAGGGTACTGGTTGGAGGTAAACGAGCTTGTCAGTGCCGAGATGGGGCACTCCCTCTTCGTTTCAGGAGAAGCCGATGAGCTTATGACAGTGGACGGCTGGGAGAAGATCGATCGTGTGGAGTACGTTGGGGAAGAGGAGGTGTTTGACTGCTCGATCCCAGGGCCGAATTGCTATTTCGCAAATGGCATTCTGTCACACAATTGCGGCGAAATCACGATCCACTTGCTCGGCGCTTACTGCGTGATTGCCGACATTGCTCCATCGTTGTTGCCTGAATACTCGTTACAAGAAATCAGCAACTTTAGAAAGAACCCCAAGAGCGCTCCAGAGGGGTTCTGGGAAGACTGGGATGCGCGATTCTTCCGGTCGTGCAGCACAGTGGCGCGCTCGCTCGTTCGCGTCAACAGCCTGCCTGCCCTCTACGGCAAAGAGGTCGCGAGGACAGAGCGTATCGGTGTCGGTTTGACCGGTGTTCACGAGTACGCTTGGCTCCGTTTTGGTCTTTGCTTTGATGATCTGGTCGACCCAGATATCAGTAAGAGCCTGCCGTTTTGGGAGACCTTGGCGAAAGGTCGAGATGCTGTACGCCAAGCTGCTGACGAATATTGTGTAAAGTTAAATCGCAATAAACCTCACACTTATTGTACAATGAAACCCGCCGGTTGTGCCACGCCTGAGACGGAAGTGAAGACGACAGAGGGAGCAAAGACGCTTCGTGACGTTTTTGCTGCGAACGGAGTGTCCATGGAGCAGATTTTCTCCACCCCAGCGGGCACGTGGATTGACCCTACTGTCAAAATCCAGGTCATGGATGAGAACAATGAAGCAAAAAACATCACGAAGCTGTACATCAACGGCGTCAAGGAGGTCTTTGAGATCTCTTTCGATGACACGACGTCTGTGAGACTTACCGGCAACCACAAGCTCAAGTTGGCGGACGGGCAATGGAGGCGTGTCGACGAATTGGGGGCAGATGCCGTTGTCGATGCGTTTTATGGGGTCGGTATTCGTAAGCCAATGAGGATTGCACGAATCCAAAAGATGGAACCAGAAGTCACCGTCGACATTGAGGTGGCCGATACTCACACGTACCAGTTAGGGAATGGCGTAGTTTCCCATAATACCACGTCAAAGTTGTTCGGATTAACAGAAGGCGCACACCTTCCTTCGCACAAGTTCTTGCTTCGTTGGGTTCAATTCGATCAAAGCTCGACCCAAGTGCAAGAGCTGAAAGCTAAGGGGTACCCGACACGGGATTTGAAGGGCTTCTCGGGCAAAACCATTGTGGGGTTCCCGACATTGCCGACGATCACGTCAATCGGGATGCCGTACGTGATCACCGCCCCAGAGGCTACGCCCGCCCAGCAGTACGAGTGGCTGCGTCGCCTAGAGAAGTACTGGATTGGAGAAGTTGGGGGTAACCAGGTGTCGTACACACTGAAGGTGTACACCAACCAGGTATCCCTGGAAGAGTTCCGGGACATCGTCCTGGAGAATCAACCAACTGTCCGGTGTTGCAGTGTGATGCCCTCCAGGCCGGATCACGAACTGGGGTACGAGTACCTGCCGGAAGAAGAAGTGTCGGCGGAGCGGTTCATCGAAATCGTTTCTGGTATCAAGGACGAAGAGATTGAGCAGGCGATCGACATGAACACCTTGCTGTGCGCCAGTGGAGCTTGCCCCATTTAGCACCGTTTGCGATTGAGGATTCTTGACGCTATAGTGCCTCCCACAGGAGGTTCTATGGCGTTTTTTGATCTTGAAGAAGAGGCGGCGGGGGACACGAGCGTGGATGACGCAATCAACCATCGCCTTGAGATGGCGATGTGTTTGCGGTCCTTGATTGGCAAGCGCTTGTTTGACCAGCAGACGGAAGCTACGGATGCGGTCTCCAAGAAAATCAACGACTTCTTGAAGGAGGAGTTGAAGTCCTTGCTCGGGATGGGGGTTGCCCCGGCAGCGGCAAAGCCGTCTCTGGTGGCTTCCAACAGAAAGCCCACTACCACTACATCGGCGACTGTCGCCCCGCAACCCGCCCCCGAGAGTGCTGGAGCGTGGGACGATGACGGGGTGATTGAAGTCGTCCAGACATACACCTCTATTGAAGGTAAGGTGTATGCACGCAAGGTGAAGTGCAACGGCGTGCTGTTCCGAGAGCAGCTGGATGCGGAGGGGGCGGTGGTTGCCCGCGACCTCGTGCCAGCTCCTGTCCGCTCCACCAAAGGGTTCCCACCCGTATCGGCGCAGCAGTTTGAGATGATGTCGCAAATGCAGGCTATTGCAAGTGTCGATTCTGGTGCTAATGTCCGTGCCGAGGGATCGGAAGTCGCATTGCCTATCGGTCGCCTTATCGGTAGTTTCACAGGTTGATACAGGAGACAAAAATGAAAGAAATCAAGAAGACTCCGCCCAAGGGCGCACTGGAACGCATCGCAGATCTGGAACGACAGGTGGTTCAGCTTGTCAGCGCTATCAACCAGTCCCTCCAGCAAGAGCAAGCTCAGCGTACCGAGCTTGCAAACCTGGTGTTTGCCATCAAGGAACAGGTCGGGAGTGACGTTGTCGACGCGGTTCTTGCGGAACGCCACCGCCGGACACAGCTTGAGCTTGCTGAAAACGCACGACGATGGATTGAGCAACGGGTTGCCGAAGGCACACTCGCAGCTGTTGGGGCGGTCGACCAAGACTGCATTGTTGTGGCAGCTGAGACCGACAATGAGGGCGCCCAGCTTGGCGCCGGGCGCCTGCAGTTGACCTACGACCGCATTCGGCCGGACATCCAAGAGAAGATCCTTGGTCAAGGACCGGGTTTTATCTGCGCCACCGGTGAGAATTCCCGACTTGAGGTCCTTGAGATCTACAAGATCGCCCCCAAACAAGCTGCGACCGCAGCTTAAAAGGGGGTTGCGGTGGATAACAAACATAAGCCGTACAAAAACAACGTACGGGCGTTTGAGAAAAAGGTGGGAGAGCTGTTGACTAAGAAACCAGATCAAGCCAACAAAGAATCGTCCGGCTGGGAGGGACAGGTCTTTGATTGGGCACAACAGAACCCGAACGAAACAATCAACGCCCAGGACTTTATCGAAGGGCTGGAACTGCAGGGCGTCCTGTTCCTCAAGGACCTGGAGCAGTTGGCGAAGGAGAACCCTGACCGTATCAATTTTTCACGAAGTCGTTCTGGGCGCCCTGCCCAGCTGACTTCACGGTTCCCTCCGCTGGGGGTGGTGGCTGCCCGTAGGGCACGCCACAAGCGCTTGACCGAAGATTTGGAGCAAACTACCCAGGAGTTCCAGCAAGCGCACCAGCACAGCCGGAACCGAGCACTGGCGATTGTGCAGGCCCGGGACACACTCCTGATTGACCAGGTCCGAAATGCCATCAAGGACGTGTTTGCTGGTGGCATTCAGGTCAAGCCGTACAAGCCGATGAAGAAAAAGCCGACAGCACGTGTTTTGAACACGATCTGGTCGGACCTTCACTTCGGCAGCCTGCTTGATCCTCGGGAAGTCCCTCTCCGGTATGGACCAGTGGAGGAGGCGCGTCGGATCGCGGCCGTCGCGGTACAAGTCGCAGAGTTCAAGCGCCAATACCGCGATGAAACAGAGGTGGCGGTCAACCTGGCAGGCGACATCTTCCAGGGACAACTTCATGATGCTCGGGACGGTGCGCCTCTTGCGGAGCAAGCAGCGGCTTCGATCCACCTGCTAGCGCAAGCTATCTCGTTCTTGTCCTCACAGTTCAAGAGAGTCACTGTTCGCTGTACGTCGGGTAACCATGGACGCAACACAGCCCGACATCCTCAGCGGGCGACCTTGCAAAAGTGGGATTCGATTGAGACGATCGTCTACGTTGCCCTCAAGGCCGCGCTTTCGCGCGTCCCGAATGTGACGGTTGAGATCGGGTACCGACCATACTATCTGTACAAAAACTTCGGGAAGACGACCTTTGTCACTCACGGAGACACGGTGTTGAAGCCTGGGTACCCGGGGTCGACAATCAACGTGGCGGACGTCCGCAAGCAAATCAATGAGTTCAATGCGGCCCGTTCTGAGGAAGAGCGAGCAACTCTTTTTGCTGTTGGTCACGTGCACGTGGGGTCAATCACCAGGTTGCCAAACGGCAGCATTTTTATGAGCAACGGGTGCTTGATCCCGCCGGATGGATATGCGCAGTCAATTGGTGTACACGATACAGCGTGCGGTCAATGGATCTGGGAATCTGTTGAGGACCACCTGGTGGGGGATACTCGCTTCGCTGTGGTGGATGAGTATACGGATAAAGACAGTCGATTGGACAAGATCGTCACCCCATTTACTGGATTCTAATGTGTCCACAGATGATGACCAACAGTTGTTGTACCTCATCAATGAGGAGTCAAAGCTGTTGGCGATAATGAAGACAAAGCAAAGCCAGGCGTACGCCCTCGATACCCTGGTATCCGAGCTTGCTCAGAAGCGGGACAAGGCAAGAGCGCTTCTGAGTGGTTTGTTTCTTAACCTGTCTTCCCTCCGTGATGCACCTATTGTGACGATAGGTGCTTTTCAGGAGTGTGCTAAGGGGATCAGGACGTACCGGGTAGCCTTGGAGCATTTCGAGAAAGAGCTTCAGGCAGAACAAAAAAGGCTGGTGACAACAGTGGAAGAATTCGAAAAAGCAAAAACCGCGTTGAACGAGACCCGAGAAAAGATAGAAGAGAAGAAAGAGACAGGTTATGGAAAAATCCTACAAATGCGCAGGCCCCACAAAAAGATCTGATCCGGTGCGGATGGAGAGCGACCCCGACTACGTGATCAGCAAGAAGCACGGCAACAGTCTGGCTGCCGTACTCCGTGACTTTCCTGATGGTGTCCCGGAACGGACAGCCGCCCGGATGTTGGATATGTCGGAATCAGAGGTTGAACAGATCTATCAAGGCGTGGTACTACGGTTACGCCACTTGATGAAGGTATCACTCCAGGAGTAGACGAACGTGCGCAACTTCCCGACCCCACACTGTCATCCGATGTCTTTCGACTCTGGCTCCACGCCAGAGTCTTTTGCAAAAAGGGAGGTGGAGTTAGGGACGGGCGCGCTCACCGTCACCGACCACGGATCAATGGCCGCATGCCGTAAGGTCTACGACCTCGCCAAAAAGAACAATTTAGCCCCCATCCTGGGGCTTGAGGCGTATTTTCGTGATGACAAGTGCCCGATTTTGACAAAAAAAGGGTACGATCCAGCTTCATACCTCAAGTACTGCCATCTGACGATTCATGCACGGGACGAGCAGGCATACTTCTTCCTTGGGGAAAAGCTTTCCAGGGCGCCCACCGAAACTCACGGCTCAGAAGCTAAGCCCATCTTCACTTGGACCGATCTTGAAGAAATTGGCGCCCAGAATGTGACAATGACGTCGGGGTGCCTGGCGGGGATGGTCCAGCGCCATATTCTTGATCACTCAAACCTGGATGTGGCCAAGGCGTATTACGAGAAACTCCGTTCAGTGGTTCGGCCCGGAAATTTCTATGTCGAGGCGTTCCCGCACAAGTGTGACAAGAACTGGGTCGCAGGGGTTTTCTTCGATTTTGAGGATGGGACGAAACAGAAGTACTGGGCGTCCAAAAAGCTCAAGTTCCGCTTTGCTGGGGAGATTGAAGCCAAAGAGGCCGCAAAGCGGTATGGAACCCCCAAATGGACTGATGGGGACGAGCTGCTGGCGGTCCGTAACTACCGGTCATGGACGGATTTGCCCCCCAAGAAGATCGTGGGGTGTGCACACATCGAAGATTTCATTTCGAACGAGTGCCAGCCTTGGTGTCCCGACGGAGACGTCCAAAAAGGTGCCAACAAGGTGGTAATGGCACTGGCTCGGAAGTATGGGGACAAAATCCTCATCAGCGATGACAGCCACTACGCCACCCCCGAAGAGAAGATCGTCCAAGACATCCGCCTGCAACAGAACGGCTCGTGGCGTTTTTACGGGACCTACAACCGCCAAGACAGCAAGCAGGCGTTCGAGTACTTCAGCCAAGAGCTGGGCATCTCTCTTGAGGGGTTCGAAGGCTTGGTCGAAAACAACCTGGAGTGGGCTGACGGCTTCAAGGACTTCAAGTTCAACTCCAAGGTGTCGCTTCCCACTTCTTTCTACCCCAAGGACACCCTGGCCCACACCTACGAGCTGATCAAGAAGCATGGCCGGATGGATTGGAATGCGCCGGTCTACGTCAACCGCCTGAATGCCGAAATCGAGCTACTCCACCGAAACCAGACCATCGATCTCCTGCCCTATTTTTTCATCGGAGAAGACGTCTGCTCGTTTTATGAGCGACAAGGCATGTTGACTGGCCCCGGCCGTGGGTCGGCCGCGGGCCTTCTTTTGGCATACCTTTTGGGGATTACGCACGTGGACCCACTCAAGTTTGGACTCAGCATGGAACGGTTCTTGACGCTGGATCGAATCAAGTCTGGCAAATTGCCCGATATCGACCAAGATTTGGGTACCCGCGAACCACTGGTTGACGGCTGGTTGGAAACCGTTTACGAGTTAGAACTGGAAGACGGCTCGACAGTCAACATGCGGGGCGACGACATGGTGGTGATTGACGGGAAACAGATGGAAGTCGCGGCGGCCCTGGCAGCTGGAATCGACTTGGTTGAGGTCGCAGAGGTGCGTTTTGAAAATCGTTAAAGTCAAAAAAACTGAAATCCAGCACCCCGCCTTCCTGCAGCAGCGGTTCGGGGAAAACTACGCACAAATCTCGGTCGACATTACCTTGAAGCTCAAGTCGTCGATTAAGGATGTGGCGCGCGTTACCCACGGCTTCGTCCCTCCCCTTATTGAGGAATTGACCAAGAAAATGCCTCAGACCCCACAAGGGGTTACTGACCGAGACTTTGTGTTTGGGTATGAGGACTCGGGCAACTGGGTTAAGGGTATCATCGAAACCGACAAGTTTCTGCAGGAGTACATCCAGCACTACCCAAAAGAATGGGGGATTGTGCAGAAATGCCTGGGGGTGGCTCGCCAAAAAGGGCGACATGCCTGTGGTTTCGTGGTGGCGGACAAGCCGATTTCTTCGTTCATCCCCACACAAATCATCAGTGATTACCGGTGTACGCAATACGATCCCGGCAGCGTGGAGGCTGCCGGTGGACTGAAGATGGACTTCCTGATCGTGACGGTTTTGACCGACATTGAAGACTGCATCAAGTCGATACACAGCAGGTCTGGCCGTGTTGTTCCCAAGGAAGCGATAATTGGTGGTCGACGTGTTCCTCGTAACCGATTGATTCCGTACAAGGACGGTTACGCAGACGTTTGGGACCTACCTGACGACCAGGGAGTCTTCAACGACGTTTCTTCGGGCCGAACAGAGACGGTATTCCAGTTCAACACCCCAGGAGCACGGAAGTGGCTGGAGCATTTCGACTACTACACGGATGACATCCAGTCCAAAAAGGCCATCGATTCCATCGGGGCGATGGCGGCCTTTACAGCACTTGACCGTCCAGGCCCACTCGACGCTTTTGTTGAGGGGGAGGGGATGCGCCACAACATGTTGGTGGAGTACGCACGACGAATGCGTGGGGAACCGCCAATCGGGACTGCCCCTATCTTTGAAGAGCTGTTGCCGGAAACAAAAGGGATCATGTGTTTGGCGAAGGGGACCCGAGTCAAGACATCGGCCGGCTGTGTCCCTATCGAGGACGTCTCGGTTGGCTCTATGGTGCAGACCGAAACCGGAGAGTTCCGGCCTGTTCTCGCCAACCTTAAAAAAGGACGGAAGCGGGTGCTGCATGTCCGGCTTTCAAACGGCGAGGAGCTGCGATTAACCGCGGACCATCGGGTCTTGACTCGCCGTGGGTGGGTAGAGGCTGGGGATCTGGTCACGACTGACCAGGTCAAGCAGTTTTGGGGTTGTGATCATCAGGTCGAACCCGATAACGCGCTCCTGCTTTCGCAAGACACGGCCAGCCCGGGCCTGAGCTTGGAAAGCGAAGCTGCAGCACGCGCATTGTTCGATCTTCTGCAAAGTTCGCGGGTTTGTTCCACTTTGCACGAGAAAATCCCTGGTGTCTGGAATGTCACGTCTTATCCGGAAGACCGAATGGCTCCAGACGTGGATGGAAGTATTTGGGGTAAGGTCGTTTCGGTTTGTCCAGGAGAAGTCGTTGAGACCTACGATCTTTCTGTACTTGACGTACATTCCTTTGTTGCGGGTGGAACCGTAGTTCACAACTGCTTCCAAGAGCAGTTGCAAAAGATGTACCAAAACCTCACTGGATGTACCGGTTCAGAAGCTGAAGAATTCCGTACCTTTGTGGCCAAGAAAAAGATGGATAAAGTCCAGAAGGCGTTCCAGCCCTGGATGGACCGCGTCGGCGCTAAACTGGGGGAAGAAAACGCTCAAAAGATCTGGGACTTCTTTGTCTCGTGGGGGCAGTACGGGTTCAATTTGTCCCACTCGGTGTGCTACAGCGTTATCGGTTACGCCTGCGCCTACCTCAAGCGGCACTACCCACTGGAGTGGTGGTGCGCCGTCCTGGGAAATGCCTCAAAAAACAAAATCAATGAGAGTTTTTGGCGGCATGTCGGGCATTTGGTTGACCTGCCGGAGGTGTCTCGGTCTGGAAAGCAGTACCGCATCTTGAACGAAAGGATCGTGGCTCCCATTACGGCATTGACTGGTGTAGCTGAAGGCGCGTTGGACCAGCTGATGAAGTATCACCCCTATCAAGATATCTTGGATTTTTGTCAAAAGAAGGAACAGCACTGCATCGACAATGCTGTTCCAGTCTTGGACGCCAACGGTGCCCCCGTCATGGTGGGCAAAGGGCGGGGAAAAAATAAGGTGATGGTACCGAAGATCAAGAGAGGGAAAAGCGCACTGAATCGGACGATCTGCTACAAGCTGATCGTTTCTGGTTGTTTGGACTCACTTTTCCCCGCCTATGTCGAACAAGATGGGCAGCTGCTCCCCATCGACATCACAGACAAATTGATGATGTTCCAAGAGGCTGAAGCCAAGGTGAAGGGCAAGAAGCAAAAACCGGTTGATGCGCGGTATATGGTCACCGACGCACTGATCCGCTTCCAGATGAAGAAGGGGTTGTTGCCGATTTACTCCGAGCCGTTGCTGACGGCTATCGTAAAACGGCAGACCCCCGGTATTGCGGTCCGGAAGAATGCCCAAGGCCGGATGGTTGCTCTGTATGAGTGGGGAGGGGACCTACTTCCCTTTGTGCGGCCCGACAAAATCAAGGTCTTGGAAGAGATCTCGGTCTTGCCGGAGGGAGAGGTTATCCGGGTAGCCACCCCCGCTTACGTAGTCGACTACCGGCCTTTCGAGTATGCAGGCAAAACCAAGGAGGCCGTCTCGATGACATTGGATATCGAGGGGGTGCGCATGGAGGTGGTCAAGTGGCCTGGTCGAGATGGTGCACTCCCCCTTCATTTCAAGGAAGATGTGAGTGGGGCAGTTGGCATTGCGGTGCTGAAGAAGTACAAAGAGGATAAGCCGTTTTCGCTAGAGGATTTCTTGGTGGTTTCACATTCGCTGAAGAAGAAAGAAAAGGATGACGATGACAACAAAGAAGAAGAATGACAAGGAACCGGTCAAAAACACTGAGTCTGCCAGTCCCCAGGCGGCCGTCTCGGTGGATCCGGTACTGGCGGGCCTGATATCTCAGATGCAGGCCCTGGAACCGGTTTTGCGGACCGATCCGATGGAGATTCCGGGTAGAGTGCGCCCCGGCTTCGTGATCCGTCAGGGGCAAGCACAAGAAGAAATGGCGGCGCTGCAGAAGGCCTACCTGGAGCGGGCGCTGAAGAACCTGGACGTCATTGTTCAGGACGTGGGGGCGGACGCCTTCACTTCGTCATCGACGGAGGTGGACGTGGCTGTAGACGCCCGTGCGGTCTACGAGGATGCGGCCGCTGCTGTGTTGCCAATCATTCAGAAACATGGCGTGTTTGAGCCCCGCCATTTCCACGAAATGGCGATCTCTCTTCGTCATGCCGCGCGACAGGTTGATCTCCAATTGAACTTGCGTTTCGTGGACGGTCGTGTAGCATCGACCCGTCAGGAGCTGATCTCTCTGGGTCGGGAGTTGGTTCGCGAATCGGTTGGAGACAAGCTCCTGACGCTTAATGCGGTCCGTCAGGTCGAGCAGGCGTTGCTCAAGGATAAGCGAGCTGATCAAAAAATTCGCGTACTGGTTGCGTGTTCTGACTCGTCAGAAGTGCAATCTTTACGGGAAGCGTTCGCTGCACGAGTGAACGCGTAGTACAAAAATAACCACAAACACACAACAACATAAAACCAAGAGTACAAAAATGTCAGTGGCAGGCGTTGGTAAAGCAAAAATTGGCAAACAGACGCGTACTTACGCGAAGACCTTCAAGTTGGTGTCCCCAAAACCCGGGGAGACCTCCACCGCAGTCTACCGGCTGATGCCGCCGATCAAGAACTGCGCCCCGACAGGGCAATGGAACAAGTTCTACTCAGTCCACTACGGATACAGCGTTGTCGATCCAAACGACCCGACACGCCTGGTGCAACGTCCTTTTGTGTGCGTTGAGAAGAAGAACTGGCGCACGAAGGAGATCGAAGTGCAGTGTCCGGCATGCGAGAAAGAACAGCAAGCGTTCATTGCCCTCAAGGAAGCAACTGAGCGGTACAAGCAAGAGGGGATGTCGGAAGAAGAAATCAAGACCGCGACCTCTGTCCTCTCTACAGAGAAGCAGAAATACAACAGCGATCGGAAGTACCACATCCACGTCATGACGCCGGAGGGGGAGTTCGGGACCCTGAAGCTCTCGGGTAAGAATTCGTTCAAACCCTTGGAGATGAAGATCAACGATCTTGTAGGGAACGATCTCGACCCTTTCTCCCCAGAAGAGGGGGTCTGGTTCGAGTTCAAGCGCACGGGCTCCAAGTTGAACGCGGTCGACACGATCGACATCGTCAAAGACAACATCAGCAAGACTCAGTCGACCATTCGCATGGCGCCGTTGTCGGACGAGCAACTGACCAAGGCTCTGGAAATCCTACCTGACCTCAACGAAATGTACACGATCATCTCACCACAACAGGTGCAGCAGATCGTGGACGCCGACGGAGATCCCGAGATCGTCCAAAAGGTGTTTGACCAAGGGACGCTGGGGAAGAAACAAGCGCCGCGAGCGGCTGCCCCAGAGGCAACCACCCGGGCGAAGGTCCAGGACATGGCAGAGGAGGTCGAGGAAGCACCTGCACCGGTAAAAACGCCACCAAAGAAGGCTGCTGAGGTCCCGGCAGCTGCTGCACCAAAAGCATCCGCGGATGCCGCACGACTGCAGAAGCAAAAACAAATGGAGGAATTGCAGCGCCAGATGGCTGCATTGCAGCAAGATGAAGCGGCAGCGGAAGAGCCGGAGGCTGTTGTAGCGCCGACTCCCCCACCGTCCGCCCCCAAGCCGATGGTGGGGCAAGTTACGGTGAAGAAGGCAGCGCCTCGTCCTGTTATTGCCGAGAAGGACGCCATGGAGTTGGATGACAGCGATCTTGCCCAGATGTTCCCCACCGGAGATGCGGCATGACAAATGGCGGGCAAGTCGAAATGGCAAGTCTTATCGATGCCTTGCAAGTGATGGAGAGTGAGCGACAAGAAGGGCTACGGAACAGTAGGGTAAAGGTTGACTAAGTCAAACGGTTGAGGATCTTGGTCTGTAGCAAGTCTTTGTTGACGGATTGTTGTTGTAGTGTTAAATAAAGTCTGCAGACCCGATAACCAAGGGCTGCAGACGCCTCGGGCAACCGAGGCGTTGATAGCGCCCACGACATTACGCCGTGGGCCATGATAGATCAATCCTCTTACTTCAGTAATGAAGTAGGTGTTAAAGTCGAGCTAAGGCTATTGTTAGCTTTGGTGAGACTGAAAGTGATCGGCTGAAGCTTCGCGGTCGTGCCGAAGAAAATTGAGGCAACCCAGACGTCTTCCGCAGACCGAGCGCACCGACCACCACATTGAACTGCTGGAGTGGTTGGTTGGTAAAAGCGGTCGAACTGAAGACCCGTAGTTGCAGAGACTCCCGACGATAGCTATGAAGGACCGTACACCAGGTACGGTCCTTTTATTTTTGGGAGCAACATGTCGTCAGACCAGATGACCACACACACTATTACTGTGCCACGCGGACTCAAGGAATTGCGTCCTGTCGAAATCGATCTCACGCAGATCTTGCGAGCAGAGGCCCGCATCCGGGAGATCGCGTCGGTAACAAAGGACAAGGCACAGGAGCTGATGGCGACATTCAACGTCGCCTACTGCGAATGCTCCCGCCATGTGGCAGTCCTCTCGGGTGAGGAGACGCTAGCAAAACGACATGCAGACAAGGTTCGCTCAGTTGCTGTGTTGGATCGTGTTCCCCGTATCCTTGCAGAGAAAGGGCTGTCGAACGCCAAGAATCCAGCCGGGTCAGAAGACTTGCGCCGGGCTGTGCTGGATGGGGATCTTGAGTACTGCCAGGCCATCGCCCGAGTGGACGAGATTTCCCGATATGTGGAATTCATGAAAGGCAAGCAAAAAGGTATCGAAATGGCCTACACTTCGGTCAAGAAACTGTTTTCAGACAATTCTTTCAATCATTTGGGGAACGGGACTGCGGGCGCGGACTCAGCGGCTCCAGTCCGTGTCGTGAGCGGCGAAATGGTTGGGCGTGCACGTTACTAGCTAGGAGAAGCACATGGCAGCAAAGAAGATTTCATGGTTCGAGAAACTCACCAAAATCGATGGAGCAGTGGATCGTGACTTTGACCCCTATGAAAACACACTCAATTGGTCGTCCCCCGGGCTGAACTCAACGTTTGGCAACTCGTGGGGTATTCCCCGAGGATATGGTGCAGTCTTGTTCGGCCCCCCCAAGGCCGGCAAGACCTTGTTGCTGAATGACCTGACCTCGTGCATCCACCGGTCGGACCCGGAAGGTGTGGTCATTAAGATCGACACGGAATTCCGAGAAGAAGGTCAGCTGACCAGAGACCACATGCGACGGCTCGGCATTGATCCGACCCGGTACATCTGCTACCAGGGCAACTCGCCGTCTTTTGTTTTTGATAAAATCGAGAAGGATATTGCGGAGTTGTGTGAGGAAGGCATGCCCCTGCGGGCGCTCTATATCGACAGCTTAAACGGTATCTGGGGCCGGCGTATGGAGAACGCTGAATCGGTCGACAAGCAGCAGATCGGTGATGAAGCGGCTACGCTTCAGGCCGGCCTGAAGCGGATTTTGGCCGTCCAGCGGAAGTATCGGTTCGCGGTCATTGCGACCTCTCAGGTTCGGGCAGAGCTGGACCCATTAGAGGTCAAGCGAGGCAACAAGTATCGCCAAGCCACGGCTTTTGCGACCAAGCACTGGGCAGAATTCTTCTTGTTTGTGGAGCGCTTCGCCAACAAAGAAGGACGAGTAGACGCCCTGGGGAACGCTTTCGTGGGTGAACGAGAGGATGCGGTCGGAAACGCTGAACTGACTGGTCACAAGATCCGGGTAACGATGAACGACAGCTCCCTGTCCCCCAAGGGACGCCAGGCCATCTTCACGGTGGATTACCGTAAAGGGATCATCAACACCCACGAAGAGGTGTTCGAGCTGGGGAAAAACCGGGGGGTCATCGATATGTCAGGGCACATCTACTCGTTTCGTGACAACAAGTGGAACGGTAAGAACGACACACTCATGGCATTGCAGTCAAGCCCCGATATTTGTGCCCAGATCGTGGAAGAGTGCCGCAAGCAAGACCGGAACAAAGAAGAGATCGAAGCTCCATAAGTTCTCTTCTTGCTAGTACCTGCGGTTTGTGTTCTCATGAGGAATGCAAACCAACTCCCCTGGCCCCTGGACCGTTCGTCTGGTGTTCTTTCCCAGACACACGGCGCCAGGGGCCGTCTCCAATCGAGAGATCCTTTACACCACCAACAGAGAGCTGTGCTTCGACATCCAGCTCGAACTGATTGGGGGAATTGCCAACGGCACGATCCAAGGGCTCCCGCCAGAAGAGGGACTGCTGTTTTTTGAGGTGGTGGGGCACCCTGCCGGTCGCCCCACCTTGTACCGACTGGGGATGGAGCCCGGACTGCCTTACGCTTCTTGCCAGCGCAAGGTGGAGGATACCGATGCAGGTTAAAGTCAACAAACTGGAAGAGCTGGTCCGGGGCTCTGGGGTTGATTTCCGGGAAAACCGCGTCAGCTGGATTTTTGCTTGCCCCCGCTGCAGAAAAAAAGACAAGGTCTACCTTCGCAAAAAAGATGGGCGCTTCGTCTGCTGGTATTGCGCCACCATCGACAGCTACCAAGGTCGCCCAGAGATCCTGCTGAAGGATTTGTTGGGCAGATCAATCAAGGATCTGAGGGAGGTGCTGTATGGGGCGGCATATGACATCTCCGATGGAGTCCAGGTCGCGATTGAGTTCTCGGACTTCTTTGAAGAAAAGGAAGAGATCCCAGAGGAGTTGCACAAGTTCCTCCCACTGGCCACCCCTGCCGGTTTCCGGGCAATTGATCACCCATCTGCATCCAGGGGCCTGCAGTACCTGACTGCTCGTGGAATACCGCTGCAGGCGGCAAAGTACTACCGCCTCCGGTATTCCCCAGAGGAGAGACGGGTGATCTTCCCGATCGAGGTCGGAGGTGTTTGTGTGGGGTGGCAAGCTCGAACCGTGGAGCAGACGGAGATCTTCGATGAGGTCCAACAAAAGACCTTCAAGAGGATCAAGGTTTTGACCCAATGTGGGCCACA